GGCCTACCGCGAAAAGCCGGGCCTGCTGATCGTCGACCACCTCGGGCTGCTTGAACCGCCGGAAGCTCGGCTTTCGCTTTACGAGGCGACCACAAGGAACAGCAGGGCCTTGAAGCTGCTTGCACTGAGGCTGAACATCCCTGTGCTGTGTTTGTGCCAGTTCAACCGCGCGGCGGCCTCTGACCGTTCCGGCAGCTTTCGGGCTACAATGGCAAACCTCCGTGAATCGGGTGCCATCGAGCAGGACGCTGACACGGTGACACTGCTGCACAATCCGCCGTGTGAGACAGATGAGCGCATGGAATCGCCATCTTTGTTGGAGTTGTGGCTCGATAAAAACCGACGCGGCGCGACTGGTCACGTTGACGCGACCTTCTACAAGGTCACAGGGAGGGTTACAGCATGAATATTGAGGCCGCGGCCAGCATTTTAGCGGAAATCAAACCGGCACGCCGGAAGCGTGAACGCTACCGCCAGCGTGACGAGATGCAGCACCGTGTAATTCCGCTTTTGCCTGCTGATGACCGAGACAGGTTCGAGCGGGCAATGAATAAACATTTTAGGCTTTAAGCCTATGAACGGAAAGGACAAGAACCATGAACGACAAAATCATTCAGATCATCCCTGCCCCTGCAAATATGCTTTACGCATTCGAGGACGGCAAGACGTACCCTGTCGCCTGCCTCGCGCTCGTCGAGCTGAGTAACGGCGACCGCGAAGTCCACGCGATGGCCGCAATCAATGGCGGCCCCATCGAGGACGTGAGCGATAGCGGCGCGGTTCTCGTGCACGTATGAAAAAAGCCCTCCCCAAATCGGGGAGGACCGCTCTTGTGGTGAGTTCGAATTGTCAATTCTGATTTTACCACAGGAGGAGCGGATATGCAAGCAAAACCACTTGTCACAAATCTTGGCGAACAGGCGAACAAAATTGCAGTGTAGGTGCAATCTGGCGACGGTGAAGTATTGACCTTGTGGGGAATGTGCCGCCGATATGCTATGCAGCAAGCCACGCGGTGGTTCAGAGCGTTTGAAGGCAGCGGCGGTGTCGAATTAGACGACCTTGAACAAAGTGCGTTTATCGGGCTTCTGAAAGCCGTACAGACATGGAAGCCGGAAAGCGGTGCATTCTCCACTTGGTACACCATCCAGCTAAAGGCGGTATTTGTAGAGGCTTACGGGATGAGGACGAAACGAACGCGAGAAGACCCGCTCAATAAATATCATTTATCGCTCGATACGCCACTGGATGAGAACGAAGACGGCAGCTTTACTATCGCCGATGTTCTACCAGATGAAGCAGCAGAAGAAGCCTTTGAGGATATCGAACAGCGGGATTTTCGACAGGCCGTGCAAGCGGCGCTTGCACAACTGACGGATGCGCAGCGCGACGCGATCATCAGTGAGTTTTGGCTTGGCCAAAAGCCTGATGCAAAGGCGCGGCGGGAAGCAATACGAGCCCTGCGGCATCCGCGTATCCGCAAACCGCTGATGGAGTATTACTAATAAAAAACACTGAAACGTCAGATAAAGCAGAGCCGGAAAGGGGGCTTTTCAAACTTTGGCAAAGAAAATTCGAGACGAGACCATTATTGACGCGCTTTTGATCTCCGCGACGGTGCGGAGCGCGGCGGCAAAGCTCGAGATCAACGAGCAGACGATCTATCGCCGAAAACGTGACGCGGAGTTTATGCAGAAGTATAACGAGGCACGGCGCGAGCGAACCGAAGCGGCGCGTAACGTATTGCAGGAGCGGGCACATGCTGCTGCGGATACACTGGCAACGATCATGCAGGATGCAGACGCGCCCGCACAGACCCGCGTGAGTGCCGCGGCAGAGATTTTACGTCAGACGGTGAAGTACACAGAAATCACAGACATCATGCAGCAGCTTGACGAGCTTGAAGCATGGCGAAGGGAGCAGGAACAGCGATGAAGAAAAATTTTGATATCCGCCTTGCGGCGCTGCGGGAATATCTCAAATCGCTGTCAGCCGATGAGACGGTCTTCATCGTCGAGGGCGGCGGTGAGTTCCGCACGGCAGAAGATGCGTTTACGTATTTGCGTAAGTATGGCGCGGTGACGCCGGACGGCAAACGCATTGTGCTGTATCCCCATCCTGTCGAGGGCGTTGACCCGTTAAGCCTGTCGCTCTATCAGATGATTGATGAAGCAATCGAGCAAGGTAAGTTGGAACTGCCGGAATTGGAGAGTGACGAGATTGGAGGTAAAGCCCTTGAATAACGGAATTAAAGCCCGCCTTGCCTCTTTACAGGCGATTGCAGCGCAGGAGAAAACCGGCGCAGCAATTATGACCCTGCTTGAAAATGGCGCGTGGGCGGCTTGTAGAGCGCCGCAAAGCCCCGCAAAGGTGTTCCAGACGCAGGAGGCGGCACGAGATTATTTATCAGACTGCGAATGTGTTATCATTATCGACCTTTAAGAAAAACAGCGCAATAGCGCATAAAAAAGAAAGGAAATTTATTATGGACTTTAAGGCCAACATTGAAACCCGCGAGAGCGTAGAAGCAAAGGCAAAGGCCGCTTTCGGCTTTGATTTGAGTAGCGCCCTTGACCTTGTAAAGCGCGGCGACTATGACAGCGACGAGGCGTATTTGGACGCTTGCACCCGCGCCGAGTTGGAGCGTAGCAGCCCTGAATACAGAGCCGCCAGAAGCCGCCTAAAAGTCGAATACCAGGCACGGCGAGAGGAACAGGAGCGCAAGGCACAGAGCGAAAACTATAAAGCAATCCGCAGCAGCGTGAGCCTTGACAGCGTAGACAAGCACAATATCGATGAAGAAGCCGCCGCACTTGCCCGCCGCGATCTTTCCGCAAATCGTATTGCCGCGTCCGATCTGGGCGCGACCATTGAGAAGTACGCGGCAGAGCTGACGGAAAAAGCAAAGGACAGTAAGGCCAGCAGCGCTCTTTTCAATGCTATGCTGCGCGGTCAACTGTAAGGAAAGGAGAACACACCATGAGCCAGTTTAACATTTACGCCCGAAAGCTCGATACAGCTTTCAAAGAAGCCCGCAGCGAATACAACACCGCTTTCCGCGCACTCCAAGAGGCGCAGCAGGCCAGCCGTGACGCTAACGCATGGAAGCCCGGAGACAGCGCCGAGGAAAAGCAGATTAGAACAACCCGCGCAGCGCTAAAGCTGCATGAAGCAGAAGCCACCTTTAACGAGGTGAGCGCCCGCGTTTGGGACAACTTCAAGGCCACGCGCCGCACGATCCGCGCCGAGTTGGAACAGGCAGTGCGCGCCGCCAATATTGCAAACCCTGACGCAATCGACAATAACGCCCTTGAGCTGATGAAAACCGGCGTTCTTTCCCCGGCTGATTACGCCGCGTTCATGGAACGATTCGACAGCAACCCCACAATGCTAAAGTTAGTGGGTCACTACGCAGCCGAAGCCGCAAAGACTACGGACAGCCGCCGAGAGGCCGCAGCCCTTAACGCTATCGCTCTTGACTGCCAGAGCGGGGAGGGCGCAGTCATGCGGGCATGGGATAGCATTTCGGCAATTTCTGACAGCTGCGGCGACGGGGACGGCTACCGGCGCAAATCGCCCGGTGTAATTGTCAGCATGAGCGAAAAATGGGACGATCTCGCGGGCGAGGCCGTGGAGAACTTCTGATTTTCGATAAGCGGCAGAGATCAACATTCTGATACAAAGTTTCCTGAAAACAAATTTAAGGAGAGATAAACATGGAACTTAGTTTTGCGAACGGTGTGCAGGAATACACCGTGCACGGCGTTAAGGGTGATATGATCATTCGATTCAACCCGACTGACGGCGCATTTATCCAGCGTCTTTACAATGCGTTTGACACACTGGACAAGAAGCAAGATAAATACGCATATGAGGTGCAGAAGTGCGGCGACCGCGTTGAGATTTTCAACATTGCCGACCGCCGCGACAAGGAGATGCGCGAGATCATTGACGGCCTTTTTGAAGAGCCGGTATGTGACAGCATCTTTGGCAGCATGAACCTTTATGCGATGGCGGACGGCCTGCATGTATGGACAAATTTCCTGCTTGCGCTGATGGATGAGACAGACAGCGCCTTTGCTCGTGAGCAGAAAGCCACGAATCCGCGCATTCAGAAGTACACGGCAAAGTATCGCCGATGAATTGGGGCTTGCCTACCTCCGTCGAGATCGGCGGAGAGAGCTATGAGATCCGCACGGACTTTCGCGTTATCCTCGATATCTTCGTAATGCTGAGTGATCCTGATTTGAGCGGCACTGACCGCGCAGAGGGCATCTTGCAGATGTTCTATGTCTCGCCTGAGGATATCCCGCCGCAGCATTTGCAAGAGGCGGTAGACGCTTTCTCGTGGTTCCAGAACGGCGGACAGGAGCCGGACAAGAGGAAATCGCCGAAGCTGGTTGACTGGGAGCAGGACTATCCGTTGATCCTCCCGCCCATCAACCGGATATTCGGACGGGATATCCGCGAGATCCCTTATGATGCGAAGACCAACACCGGGGGCGTCCATTGGTGGACGTTCCTCGGTGCGTATAATGATCTCGGGGACTGCACCTTTGCTCAGGTCGTGCGCATCAGAGACAAAAAAGCACGAGGAAAGACGCTCGAAAAGGACGAACGCGAATGGTATCGCCGCAACAGCGACCTCGTGAACATAAAAAATAAGCTCAGCCAGGAAGAAGAGACCACCATTTCGACTTGGTTGAAATTGGGGAAGGAGTGATTAAATGGCGAATGCTGACGGCAGTGTGATTTTCTCTTGTGATCTGGATTCGACCAAAGCACAAAAGAAACTGAGCAAGCTGCGTGACGAGATATCCGAACTGAACAGCAAGCTTGAAAAGGAAACGGGCAATAAGATGAACCTTGAAAAGCAGCTTGACGCCGCATCTCAGGCAGCAAAAGCTACTGAGGAACGCGTGAAGATGCTGCGAAAGGAAGTCGAACGGCTGAACGACCGCGAATGGATCCAAAAACAGGGCTTTACACAGAACGAGTATCAGACGCAAGTGTTAGACCGCCGCGCCGCTGCGGAGGCGGAGCTCAAACAGCAGGAAGCGCTTTTGCGCACGCAGACGAAGGAGGTCAAAACGCTTTCGGCTGCTTACGAAGAGACGACCGCCAACATCAACAGCATGACGGTAAAGCTCGACAAAGCAAAAGTCGCTGCCGGTGAGTTGATCGCTAATACGGAGCAGGAACGCAGGGAGCGCGAGGCGGAGAATTCCGCGCTTGCCAAAGCGGGCCAGTATGCCGCGCGTTTCAGAGATCAGGTCAAGAGTTTAGCGCGCTCTATGCTTGTATTCTCAGTCATCACGGCGGCGCTCATGGCGCTGCGCAAGCAGATCAAGGCGGCTATTGCGACCAGCACAGAGGCATCCGACGCTTTTGCCCGCCTCAAAGGTGCGCTGCTGACGCTGGCCGCGCCTTTGATGGACGTACTCATTCCGGCGCTGACGTGGCTAATGAATCTGCTTGCGGCCATTGTGTCGGAGATCGTGACGATCATTTCGATTCTGAGCGGTAAGTCAAAGAAGAGCATGGAGGCATCGGGCAAAAACCTCTACAAAGAGGCCGCCGCCATTGACGCGACCGGCAAGGCGGCAAAGGAAGCGACAGACGCGCTCGCGGCGTTCGATGAGATCAACAAACTCAGCACGACAACGTCCGTTGGCGGTGGCGGCGGAGCATCCGTCATTGCGCCGGACTTTGACTTTGACGAAGGCCCCATGATGGAAAAGCTCGACAAGGTGTTCCAGAAGATCAATGATATCTTTAAGACCATCCGCGCGGGGCTTGAGATCGTCGTGGATGACCTGAAATGGAGCTTTGACAAGAAAGCTATCCCCAAGAGCAAGGCAACATGGCTGACCGTTTTAATGGCGCTGCTCGGTGCAACGCTCGGCGCGGCGTTCGGCGGCATCACAGGCGGCGTCATCGGCTTATCCCTCGGTGTGCTGCTGGGGCTGTACCTTGTGGGCCTTGACCCCGAAACATGGAAAACCGAGATGGACGCGGAAGATGCGTGGATCGTGGTCATCACGGCTTTGCTCGGTGCGCTGCTTGGCAGCGTGTTTCTTGGCATCACCGGCGGCGTGGCCGGTTTCAGCCTGGGCGCGATCCTCGGCCTCTATCTCACCGGCTTTGCAGAGGGGGACGAGGAACACGGCGGCTAATCGCAGCTTCTTTCCGAGTTGATCGTCGTGCTGTGCGCGCTGCTTGGTGCTGTTATCGGCTCTATCGTGACGCCGGGCGTCGGTACGGTCGTCGGCATGGGATTAGGCCTGATTCTCGGACTGAGCATTTACAGCGTCCGCAAAGACCCGAAGAAGGGCACGCAGCGGCTTGTCAGCATCGGGCGCAGCGTACTTCTTGGACTGCTGGCCGGTGTTCTTGGCGTTGGCCTTGCAGCGCTGGGCATCGTCAGCGCCGGTACGGCGTTCATCATCTCGGCAGCGATCGGCCTTGCGCTGAAATTCTTCGTCGACAGTGTGGACGATTCCAAAGTCAGAAAGGCAACGTCCGGCTTTACCGGCACGCGCGTATCAACAAAGGCACAGGCGCGCAGCCGTCGCGTGGCGGCGCAGAGCTTAGACGCCAATGTGCCGGTGTACAACGATATCCCGCAGCTTGCCAGCGGCGCGGTCATCCCGCCGAATCGCAAGTTCCTTGCCGTGCTTGGCGACCAGAAGAGCGGAACGAACGTAGAAGCGCCGCTTTCGACCATCAAGCAGGTTATGGAGGCGCTTGCGCAGGGCGACCGCGAGCCGATCAATGTCAATCTTGTGGTGGACGGCAAAACGCTTGCCCGTGTGGTCGTCCCCAACATCAACAACATGACGCGCGCAGCCGGTAAGCCCGTGCTGCTGTACTAACGGGAAAGGAGACTGCAAATGTTTATCTTCGGCTATGACAAAGTGCTTGAACGCCTGGAACGAGTGATTCAACAGCTCGTGGAGCTGCAGACGGCGGAGTAAAGGGTGGCTTCAAAACAAGAAGGTGTTTCAGCCCCCCCCTGCTGGCTTGTAATACGCACGGTAACACTGCGAGAATACAATAAGCACCGGCAAAGCAAAAGCCCACAGGAGTGTTCCTGTGGGCTTTCTGCGTTACATGAGAGGATCTATCGGCAAACGGTTGACCGTTAAGCATTTGACAACCGTCTGCTTACAGTCCGATAAAGGACAGGTAAAACAGCTTTCGCTGTACTAACACACTGTGTTCTTTGCTGCCTTTCGGCGGACTTTGCGGGCTACTGTACACTTTGGCGCACATATCCGGGAAAGCGGCGCGTTGTTCAAGTCATGCGCTCGAATGCACTTATCTGTGCTCATTTGGGAGCACCTTCTTTCCGAAAAGCTCGCGTTCGCGCTCGACCGTCATGGTGGCGCCGATGAGCAGCACCTTTCCGAGCGGCGTTTGCACGACAGGATAGAATCTGTCATTATCGTTCATAGCGTGACCTCCATGCTTTGCATCAGCTCTTTGACGGATACGCCGGACAGATCAGCGACAAAGGAAAAGCGCGTCCCATGCTGACGGTACACGGCCCCGCAGGTCGGGCAAATATGCACCGTGGCCGCACTCATCAGCGGCGTCGTGCAGCGGGCACAGTAGAGAAGCTTCATTCTTCCGGCACCTCGCTCGTCAACAGCTTGATGACCGCCTCGTTATCAAGCGTCATTGCCTTCTCGACGTCATCAAAGCGTTGCTCTTTTCTCATTGTTTCGATTGCCTTCTTTGCTTCTATGGTTTTGGCGATATGTTCCGCATTCTCCATGAAGCGCTCGACCGTATCCAAATCATAGTGTCCCAACATCAAATGATACTCGCGGATAGCGTTGGATGTCATGTCAAACGCGGCATATAGAATGCGGCCTAAACGCTCTGCCTCTAAAGCGGAAATACTCGGCTGCGGGACATTTCCGAAAAACTCTTCCCAAGCATCATACAAGATGTCGTTCGCTATCTCGATTCTGGGCATGATACAATCCATGCCGATTTCAACAGTTGTGCGTTGATCTTCGGTTTTAATCGCGTTAAGCATTATTACAAACCTCCTTTTTCGGAAGCATCTGCAAGGTGTCCATAGCTTCGCTCAAAAGCTGCTGTGCGGCATATTCGGCGGCATATAGCACATCAATGTTTTCTTCCATCCATGCACGGGCGGCCTTGTTCAGATCACCACCGGTCTGGGCCGAGTATTCTATTAGCAGTCCTTCGCAGCGGGTGCAGTGGATCATCGGCTCGATGATGTTTTCAAGTAAGGCGTGTGCTGCATTGACCTGGTATTCGGCATTATCCAAGTCACGCCGGTACTTTGCGGGAATAATGATATCGTTCATAAAAGTTCCTCCTTGTTTTCTCGGCGGCCTCCCTGTGGTGGTTGGTTGCTCTCTGCATCTGGCTTTGGTCGGCGGTGATGCAGAGGGCTTTTTCTTTTCCTCATTACGTGTGTTATTATAGTTCACTTATCAAGTGAATGCAAGAGAGCAGTTTCTACAAAAGTTTACTTGTTAATATGTCTATAATGTTCACTTGTTAAGTGCTTGCGGAGGGAGTATAATAAAATTGATTAGAAGGGAGTGGTGCATATATCGCCGCAGAAATATACGGAGGCCCGTAAAGAGGGCAATAGGAAATGGGATACTGCGAATCTTGATCGCGTGTCCGTTGCTATGCCGAAAGGCAAGAAAGATATTATCAAAGCCCACGCAGAAGCCCACAGCGAGAGCGTGAACGGCTTTATCAACCGAGCTATAGACGAAGCCATAGAGCGCGACGAAAGCGCTCCTGCGGCGTCTGAGGGGCAAGGAGAGGGATAATAGAAGAGCGGAGGGCGATTCCTCCGCTCTTGCTGCGTATATTGTGATGAGGTTGTCTGAGATAAAGAAATTTCATGAATTCTCATTGACAAAACAGGCAGAAGTGCATATACTCTAAGTAGGCAACAACATGATTGTCTGCCGTGACGTTGAAGCAAGTGATGGGGTCAGCATCCGTACACTTGTGGAGTCTTGTATTAGGGTTAAGCGGTTTCCACAGGCTGATGTAGGGTTAAACCCGAAAGAAAACGCTGTTGCGGAGCTCTGGATTCAGAGTTCCGCTTTTTTTAGGGGAAATGTCGAAATGTGTCTACTTGTAAAGGCTGCTCGGGAATGGGAACGATTGAGCAAAACTGAATATCACATTGTAACCGGCAGACGTGGCAAGGCGTTCCATATTCGGCTAAAGTTTGCTTTTGAGGACTTTCCCCACTTGTCGGGAATGCAGTATGCCCGGGACGTTGATTTTGGGATCCGTATATCAGAATACTATGGCGAAAAGCTGATTCCAGCACTACTGAATGGAAGAATGGACGGCAGGAGAATTGAAAACGGGCGGAATTGGGAAAGGATCAAAGGCCGATTAGATGCAATTATTGGCCTGAAAGAGACACTGGAAGGTGATTTTTTAATTGCACAGTTCAACGCTCAAAAAGTGCGAGGGAATAGCCAGATCGATGCAGACTTTATCATAAAAAACGAGCGGTCAGGCGAAACATACTTTGTATTCATAGATGAAAAAGACGAACATCAGCATTATTGCAAGTCTGCGTTTGCAAAAGAAAATGTTGACTATATGGAAAACCAATCAATGCTCACAGTTTTGAAAAAAGAAAAGATCGAGAACGGAGAAACAGTAGTCTTATATAGACATCCGAATTTCAAAGAAGAATAGCGGACAGAAAGACAAAAGCAGGGTCATTTGTAAGAGACAAAGAATCCTATTTTTGACCCCTAAGCTTACCCCAAACAGCTTTTACAGGGCTTTACAGCATTTTACACCAAAACCAGAAAAGCCTTGAAAACACAGGGATTTCTTTACGCGCATTTACAGCATTTTACACCTGCTTGCGAATTCAAATCCTCTCTTCCGCGCCAAGTTAAAACCTTGAAGCCATAGCGGTTTCAAGGTTTTTCTTGTTTTTGGTAAAAACGTTTTTGCTTCGGCTTGGAATAGTTCCTTCCGTGGGCTACATTGTGGGCGACATAGTAGTTTACTTCACAGATTTTGTTCTACAGTTGACGCTATTGTTTATAATTTTATCCTGGGCAGAAGATAGCAGCTCGTCCCACGAAATAGACTCTGTAGAATATCGGTAATGGTTACTGCATATCCAAAACACTTTAGCCTTTGGTTGACCTCTTGCATAAAACGCTTTTGATTTTTCGGCGAGAGGCGGCTAAAGTCCTTTTGGAGTTCCAATCCTGATTTTGAAAGTTTTGCCATAAATTTCTCATATTGTCCTTGATCTGCAGCCATGGGACACCTCCGTATTTCTTTAGTGTGTTCTGCGCTCCCATAAAATCATAGCACGCCTTCTATGGCTGGAAAGGCAGTATCGAATTTACAAACAAGTTCTGAACGAAAAGACAGCATTTCTTCTCGACGATTTTCCATTTTTCTGTTACATTACGGTTATCAAAATTTACGGAGAAAGACTATGACGAAAATCTTATTTATCTGCTTGGGCAATATCTGCCGCAGCCCGATGGCGGAATTTGTGATGAAAGAGCTGGTCGAAAAGGCAGGACTTGCCGACGAATTTCAGATCGACTCCGCGGCGACGTGCCGCGATGAGATCGGCAATCCCGTCTATCCGCCCGCGCGGCGCAAGCTCGCCGAGCACGGCATTTCCTGCGAGGGACACGCTGCGCGCCAGCTCACGGCGCAGGACTACGAGGAGTACGATCTGCTCATCGGCATGGAGGGCGCGAACCTCAAAACCATGCAGCGTATCTGCGGCGGTGATCCGGCGGGGAAGATGCACCGGCTGCTCGACTACACCGACCGCCCGGGCGACGTCGCCGACCCGTGGTATACAGGCGATTTTGAAGCGACGTGGCGGGATGTCTCAGAGGGCTGCAAGTGCCCTTTGGCAGAGATCGAAAAAAGCGGGATTTGATGGCATTTCAAGACGGGAGGCAGACGATGAGCGAGATCAAGATTCATATTTTCCACATCGGCAAGGTGTGCGTCGCGCCGGAGCTGCCGTTCGGCGGCGAGCATTACAGCGCGCTCAAGGCGTCTGGCGTGCTGGATAGAAAGTCAAAACGGCTCTGGCTGCCGGTTTCGGCCTATCTCATCGAGTGCGCGCACGGGAACGTTCTGTTCGACTGCGGCTGGCACCGCGATATGAGCCCGCACGGCGTCTTTGAGCGCAGGGCGCAGATCCGCTCGCTCGGCTCGCTGCCGCTGTATTTTACGAATCAGGTTGTTGTCGAAAGCAGTGCGGCCATCGACGAGCAGCTCGCGGCGCGGGGCGTCGCGCCTGTCGATTGGGACGCGGTGCTGCTCTCGCATCTTGACTGTGACCACGCGAACGGCCTCAAGCTGGTCGCGGACGCGAAGAAAATTCTCGTTTTGAAGGACGAACTGCGCTTCGCGGAGAACGGCTCGCCCGTCAACCGCATCCGCTACAATGCGAACTGGTGGCGCGGCACGAAGATGCAGACCTTCGACTGGAATGGCCTTATGGGCCCCGCAGGCCGGTCTTACGATGTGTTCGGCGACGGGATGCTCGTGATGGTCAACATTCCGGGCCATTCCAAGGGCCTGTGCGCGCTCAGGATCACGGGGGAGGACGGGAGGTTGCGCCGACGGCGGCCACGCGAAAAAATCGTGGGAGCAGATGCTGCTCTTCGGCATCGCCGACGACCGCGCGGCGCAGAAAAAGTCGCTCGCGTGGATCAGGACACAGAGTCGGGAGCGGAACTGCGTTGCGTGCATCGCCAACCACGATTCCGATGTCAAACCGGGCGCGATTACATTATAAAAGAGTGAACAGGCAGCGCCAGCGGCGCTGCCTATTACTCATTTCAGGGCTTAATAATTTCTACCGTGGATGTTCGGAATTTGTTAAGAATTTTCACAGTGGAATCACAAGGTTTGCATGGTATAACTTTTCTCACAGCCAGAAAAGAAACCAAAATGGGCCGGAGCTTCCGGCAATGGAGGAACATATTATGCAGACTGTCATCACGATCAACGCCGTCATCATGGCGCTATTTTTCGTATGCTATTCCTATCAATTCTTCTATGTGGCGGTGGCGCTGCTGAAGCGGAAAAAATTCACCTGCCGCAATGAAAACCACCGCATTGCCGTCCTCATCGCCGCGCGCAACGAGGAAAACGTCATCGGCCAGCTGCTCGACAGCATCCACGCGCAGAAGAACTATCCGATGGACCACGTGGACATCTACGTCGGCGCGGACAACTGCACGGATGACACGGCCCGCGTGGCGCGCGAGCGCGGCGCGATCGTCTTTGAGCGCCACGATACGGTGCATGTCGGCAAGGGCTATGTGCTCAATGAAATGCTCAAGCGCATCAAGCGCCCGGGCCGCAAGCACTACGATGCCTATCTCGTGCTGGACGCCGACAATATCCTCGATCCGAACTTCATCTCCGAGATCGAGAAGGTCTACTCCAGCGGCTATGAGATCGTGACGTGCTACCGCAACTCCAAAAACTACGGCGACAACTGGATCTCCGCGGGTTATGCGCTGTGGTTCCTGCGCGAGGCGCAGTATCTCAATAACGCGCGCATGCGCCTTGGAAGCAGCTGCGCCGTGTCCGGCACAGGCTTTCTGTTTTCCGACGGTGTGCTGGAAGCGTGCGGCGGCTGGAACTTCTTCCTGCTGACCGAGGACATCGAGTTTACCATTGACAACGTCGTGCGCGGGGAAAAGGTCGGCTACGCGGCGGGCGCGGTGCTCTATGACGAGCAGCCCACGAGCTTTGCCCAGTCCTGGCGCCAGCGCATGCGCTGGTCGAAGGGCTACCTGCAGGTGTTCCGCAAGTACGCCTCCGAGCTCTTCTCCGGCATTGCGCGCGGCAGCTTTTCCTGCTATGACA